TCTGCTGTATCTATAATAGTTTTTTCTACATTATCCCAACCGTATTTATTAAGTGCTTTATGTACAGCTAAAGTTCTTCTTTTTTTACTACTGTATTTATGACTTGCAAGTCTACTTTCAAAATCATTAGTTCTTCCTACATAATATTTTCCATTTGGAAATTTAAATAAATAAATAACGTAAAGCATAGAATTCTCTTTATTATAAATATCAGACTTTTATGGTAAATCACTCAAATCTAAAAGTATTTTACATAAAAAAGCCCCGTAAAAACGGGGCTATCTTTATATCTATTGTTAATTTAAACTTAGACTACGTTCAAATCTGATACGAACAAGTTCGCATAAAATTCGGGTCTCACCATCGTCATCGCGTAACGAGTCATGATACCTTTCTTCGGAGTGAACGTATTAGGATCATACACCAGAGGAGTCATGATCAATGGTACATAAGGAGCATAAACTGCACCACACTCTAAGAATTGGTTACCACGGAAACCTAACAGTACCACGTTCTCTAGCATATAAGGGTTCTTATAAACTTTGTAACGGCTGTTAAGAGAACCAATTTTCTGTACACCAAAAGCATACTTCATTGTATCTGCTGCACCATCAGTATCAGCTGCAAATCCTGGGATTGATTCAAGAATTGTAGCAACTGCTGGAGAAACTACCATAAAGTTTGCACCACCACGCATTGTTTTCTGGTGAATAATGTTTGACAACTTCTGAAGCTTAATACCAATAGTTTGGAACCAAGTCATCTGATTGTAGAACACACCTCCAGTATTTGAGTTAAATCCAGTATTTGTTGTGTTGATTTGGTTAGCAACTTTAGCAGACCAGTAATCAACTGTTGGAGCCTTTTGAATCAGCATATCAAGAACTTCAAGATCTATTTCAAGAGTGATATACTCAGAAAGGATACCAGTCAATTCAGCCTCAGCATCAAGTGAGTGGTATGCGTTAAGATCTTGTGCAAATTCTGGAGTCCACTGTGCTTTCAACTTACGTGTCTTAGCAGAGATAGTTTGACTTATCATCTGTACGTTAACCTCTGGAATAGAGATTGAAGTTGGGGAATAGGCGTTAGGAACAGAAATACCTTGCGTAGATGTACGATCTTCAAAATCACCCATTGCATTAAAGTCAGTCTGCTTATTGTAGTAAATTACAAATTGGTTTGCACTACCAGTAATCTGGTTATAACCAGTTGGTAAATTTGAAAGACCAGAAGATGTAAAGTAGAATGTTAATGCGTCTGTTGTAGCATTATAAGTAGTAAACTGATTTATAGTTGTAGCTGCATTTAATGTAGATCCTGAAGCAAGTTCAAAAGCTCTAACACCAAGCTTATTCATACTAGGAAGAACCACACTTGCACTAGAAAGAGTACTTTTAACAACTTGAATATTAGTAAAAGTTGTTTGAGCTGCTATAGATGCACTATAAGTTGAATCAAAGTTTACATCTGAAAAAGATGCTGAAGTAAATGACCAACTAGCATATGGAATAACTGACTGAGAGAATACGTTCAATGAGTAACCAAAAGCACCAGCGCCATAAAGACCACCAGCAGCAGCGTTACCAAAATCTGTTGTATTCTTTGTACCATACATTGAAGTACCAGATGCGAAACCTTGTCCACTTGTAGTACCATACTGGAAATCAAGATAGAATACTAGACCAGCAGGAAGATTCATTGGCTGTACGCTAACGAATTCTTTAGATGCAAGCTGACCAAAGATCTTACGAACCAATGGAAGAGCTACACCAGCCCACTGTTCACCAGCGCCTGCTGTGAAAGTTCCATAGCCAGCGCCTGTACCACCGCCTGTTGCAGCTGAAGTCTCAGTTACGAGTTGTTTAGACTGATTCTCAAGGATCATCGCCATCGTCCTAGAGTCGTGCTCGTTTAAGTTCTTAAGCAGTCCTGATTTTGACCACTTCTTAACGAGTCTTTGAGAAACTGACAGGGTAGTCCCGTAGGCATTCTGTGCAGATTCTTGTAAAAGGGAATTTACTAGATTCATTTTGTTATTTGTTTTTTGTTTTTAAATTTTGTTTCTAAATTATAGACCTGCTAATTTTTGCATTCTTGCTATGAAAGGATCAGATTCCAATGTATTTCCTTTTGGAGCTCCACCTGTTGGCTTAGATGCAAATCCTGAGAAGGACTCTTTTAATTGTTTCTTTGGTGCAACTGAGATTGACTCTCTAATAGTATTGAAGGTATTTTTAACTTCTTTTACTGATGTTGCTCTATCGAATGCATTCAGGACCTTTACTTTTTGAGCTTCTGTAAGAGACTTAGATTTGAAGATTTTATTAACGTAAAGAAGTTTAGCATTTAGAAGATTGATTTCATTTAACTCTTTTTGCATCAATTTGATAGCTTTCTTAGCCTCTTCGAGTTCTTTCTTTTCTGCCATCTTTTTCTTCTCTTCCATCTTCTTCTTCTCGTGCATTTTCTTTTTGGCTTCTTCCATGTGATGCTTAGCTTCGTCCATCTCGTCTTCTTCTTCATCATCCTCTTCGCCTTCGTCTTCGAGTTCAGCTAGAATCTCATCAAGAGAAACTTCGTCTTCTCCACCTTCATGTCCTTCTCCACCTTCGTGGCCAGCCATTGCAGCTTTGATCGCGTTTACAAGGTCTCCGAGAGTTACGTCAACGACTTTGGTGTCTTCTTCAGACTCTTTACCGTCTTCATCTTCTTCTTCATCTTCTTCTTCGTCGTCTTCTTCTTTGGCTTCGTCCATTTCGTCGTAATGTTCGTCTAGCTCTTCTTCATGTTTGGCTTTCTTTTTCTTTTTAGCCTCGTCCATGTGGTGTTTAGCTTCGTCCATTTCGTCTTCTTCTTCATCGTCTTCTTCGTGGTGAGCTTCGTCCATTTCTTCGAGTTCGTCTAGGATCTCATCGAGATAATGTTCATCCATCTCGTCTTCTTCGTGGTGAGCTTCGTCCATTTCGTCATAGCCTTCTTCCATGTCTTCGATAGCACCCTTAGGAGCTGGAGCATGCTTGAATCCGGCTTCATGACTACGAGCGGATTTTTTTGTATGAACGATATGCTCTGCCTCGTCCATTTCTTCTTCTTCGCCTTCTTCAAACTCGTCGTATTCTTCGAGATCTTCAATAGCACCTTTAGGAGCTGGAGCATGTTTGTAACCGGCTTCATGACTACGAGCGGATTTTTTTGTATGAACGATATGCTCTGCCTCGTCCATTTCTTCTTCTGATTCTACAATGTGTTTCTTCAACATCGCTTTGATTTTTGGCTCGAATGCTTCTTGAATTGCAGCTTTAGCGTTGGCCATGGCGCTTTCACGAACTGCTTTTGCATCAGCAACAGCCTGAGTGTAAATAGTTTCCATACTTTTTTAAAGTTTTTTGGATCTTAATCGTTCATTGCGGATGTGGAACGATATGGGAAATTAATGTAATAGCGTCATATTGGGAAGACGCATCTGATGATAAATATACAACTTTTTACGAGAATCGAATTTTTTCAAAAAAAAATACGTCAAAAGACGTATTTCATTAATATTATTTTTAATTTTTATTATTTAATACAGCAAACTCCACTCTGTAAGCATATAATCTCTGAGATCAACTTATGCGCTCTTGAGTACTTATCTGTATTTACGGAATAATCCACTGATTCTTTTAAATTATTTTTAACTTCAGGATACATATAACTTCCCCAGTTACTTGGCGTCGAAACAAAATCCCACCCAATAAGATCTAAATCGTCTTCTACCTGCACCAATCCTTCTCCTATTTGTGTAACTGATCCCATTGCTCTAGAGGATATACCAACTGATAGATTATTCTCAAATAACGTTTTTAAGATGTTTCCAGATGGTGTAGGGAGTATTTCAACTCTGCCATATAGATCTTTGCCTTCCCACCATATTTCCATGATATTATGGCTTACGTTCTTTAGATTAATTATGCTTGTCTCTGGATGATCAAGTTCTCCAAATGCTCTTCTTTCTTTTATAGGCCCTTCAGCATATTTTTGTGCTTGAGACATTAGAATATCATGTGGATATATTCTATGATTTGCATTGGGAATATCAGCAGAAGACAGCTTACCGACAACTATCATATTACTATTTCCACGAAGTCCTTCTTTAAGGTGACTAAGCGGTTTAAATACTGAATATTCTATGAGAAGTTGTGGTTTCATATTATACATCTATTGCTTGTCCTGAATTAAAAGCTTTTTGTAGATCTGCTCTTGCTGATCCTTGAACTTTATTTAATTTATTTTGCACTGCTTGATTATGAGCAGAGTCTGTACTTTTAGCTGTGGCAACTTCATCTACTTCTCTTGTCTTCTTTTTCTTTTTAAGGAACTCCATTACTTTTTTGATCACATCGTCCTTTTTCTCATCCATCGTTTTTACTCCGGGTTTGGCTTTTGCGTCAAATTTCTTTATCTTTGCATTATCAAGCTCATTTGGAACGCTGTCATGATGTCCAGAGTGGTGGTTGATAATATTCATCTGATAGTCCTTATGTTTGCCTTCTCCTAATTCTACAGTGAGCGTTGATCCTACTATTGCTTTTACAGTTCCAGGACCATCTGGCGTTTCTACTCCCATGCCTATTCCGTATACATGATGACTATCCTCAGTTAGCTTTTTCTTTAAAAAAGTCTCTATAGCCTCCATTACCTTGTGCTTTTTTTCAGGCTGTTTCATCTGCTTCATGCCTTTATGACCTTTTGCATGACTTGACATTTCCTTTACTCCTTTTGGCTTTCCTTTTTTATTTTCAGTCTTCGAAGCTTTTATATTTGACTTATGCTTTTCTAGACCTTTTGGAGACTTCATCTGATGGTGCGGATCTTTAAGTTCCTTTTTTACTGGCACCATTTTTCTTTTTTCATCTTCTTTATTAATCTGCTTTGCATTTGCCACAAATACATCATCATAGCACCTTGGATCTTTCTTGAGTTTATTTACTACTTTCTCGAGAGTCTTTTGGTATACTGCTGCGTTTATTTCTGGAAGCTTTGCAAGTTCTACATTTACTGCTTTATTTACTAGAATAGGATTTAGTCTATCTATTGTAAGGTGTAGATATTCTTGCTCTTTTATGATTTTCTTTGGTGATTTACTTTCTTTTAGATTTAGTAAACCCATCCGAATCGCCATTTCTACCCAAGACTTAGTCTCTTCTCCACTATATTTCTTTCCTTTTTGTAGGGTTGTTACCTTCATATCGTCTCCGTCTATAGAATCAATAGTCAAAGTATCTCCAGGGGCCATAGAGTATTCGTAGGTATTTCCAACTTTGACTTCTGAATTTTGTGCTTCTTCCAATCCTCCAGATTTCTTTGATGACTTAATATGCTGATGCATCATTGATTTTCCATCCTCAGTCTTAAAAGAGTCGTGTGATATAAAAGTAACATTATTATACTTTTCTCCATTTGTTAGCACTACATTATATTTACCACTAGTATCTATAGATTCTGCTTCTTTAATCACAGATTTTTGCTTTAATATTTTGATTGCATCATCATATGAAGTCAGATTGCTTATATATGGAAGCTGAAAGTCTTTACGAACTTCATAAAGAAACTTCTCTTTAGATACTTCTCCAGCTCTATGTTTTGCAAATAAGTTTGCTACTGTCATGTTTTTGTATTTTTAGTAATAAATATTGACTATCGACCTTGTCCTCTATATTTTTTTGGTCTTGGAGTATGTTTATTATATGATTTTTTTGCTACTCCTAATTTTCTTGCTCCAAATGTGGTTTTATTTCCACTGCCTGTAGTACCCGGATTTGCCATATACTATTTTAGTTTTTTATGTTTAGCGTAAATGTTTTTTATCATTTCTGTCATCTTCTCTAAAGATTTCTTTGTGTGAGAAGTTTCATTTACCATTCCAGCAGTTGATAAATCACTTTTTAGGGTTGCAAGATATTCCATCATTTTATCTACCTCAGCAAGTTTTTTTCTTACAATGCCTACTCCGGTATGATATTGTCCTGTATTATCTCTTTCACGCACAGCTTTTCTAAATCTAGAATAATTTTCATCTAGAGTATGAGATTCTGCCCATAAGTCTTTGTATTGAAATCCTCCTGTGGATGGGCGATTGGGTATTGAAGGGGCCGGCTTGAATCCAAACTTATCAACAGCATAATTCTTTTTGAGTTTACCTGCTGCAAGCTTTGATTCTTTATCTTTTGATTCTTTTGTTGATGGTGGGTTTGATTTAAATCTACTAGCTATATCATCAATTGTTGTGTCTTCTTCAGAGCTATACGCTTTTAGATATATACTTCCACCTTTTTGATATACTTTTTGTATTACCATAGGATATCCTCTATAGTATATATCATCACCCTCTTCTACGTCTTGTCCATCTCCAGTTATAGCACTTTTTTTAGAAGTTGAATATCTGCTTGTAACGTCTATACCTGGAGTAGATGATGTTAGACCTTCTTTCATCTTTTTCTTTGGCTTATCTAATGCTTGTGCATATGCCATTCCAGATCCAGGTGTAAAAGTTGCTCCTCCAGATCCCACTCCACCCCCAGTTGCAGACATTTCATCCATTGTATTTGGAGCTTTACGAATAATATCCTTAGCTTGTTCTGCAGTTATCTTTCCAGATTCTACAGCTGCTAGTAACATATCTATGAGCTGCTCTGCCATATCTTGTTCTTCTTGGCTAGGTTGATGTTCATCACTGCGCATCTTATCTACCATTGACTGCATATCACTCATTTGTCTATTTTTTTAAGTTCTTCTATAAGATCTACATATTGTAATAGACCTGATATTGTTTCATCTTTTACTCTTTTTCCTTCTTTTATAGGTTGAACTAGCTTTACAACTTCGTCTAGCTTTATTTTTATTACAGGATCTGTTACTTTTTTTGAAAGCTTTAGTATATCTGATTTTATTTCTGTAAGTTGCTGGTTTACGTAAGAATTTAGTTTTGTTGTATTTGATATGCTAGTAATATATGTATTTAGAATATCTTTTTGTCTTACTGACATTCCATCATACTTTTGATTAAATTTCTCTACTAGTATTTTATATGTTAGTAATCTTATTTCTTTGTCTTCTTGCATTAATTCTTCCATAATGCTTTTCGAAGCTGGCATATCTTCAAGCTTTGATTTTGTTACATGCTCAAGTACTACTACCTTATTTAAAAAGACTTGCTTAATATCTACCTCTTTTGTATTCTGAGATTCAAGCGTATTGTATATTGCTGCTAATGTTTTGTAATTATCTACTTTAGCTTTGAAAAAATCATCTATATCATAACCAGATTTGATTTCTCTTATAAGATTATATTTTAATTTTTGTATTGATTCTTTGTCAAGTTTGCTATACTGCTCTAGAATCGTTGAAATTAGCATCTCTGCTTTTGATTCTGTAAGTCTTGGGCTTGTAACTATGCTATTATAAAGAGCATATTCCTTGCCTAGTTCTGTATTTGTAAAATACTTTTTGAGTATCTTTACTGCTTTTGATTCTTTATTAGCAATAAAATCTGCAGTCGTTTGTCTAACTAGCAATTCAAAAAGTATACCAGAATTTCTATATTTTGAGTGTTTTAGTGATGCCATGTATTGGATCGATTCTATTTATAAATATATCTAATTATGCGTCGTATGTTTACTCTTTAATGTTTCTTTCATCTAAAAGACCACCAGTTTCATTTTGATTTTCAAATAACGTTACTTTTTTACCAGAAAACATCTTTTGCAATCCATTTATATTTTGGAGATATACTGCTTTTGTGCTTTCAAAACTTAATGGTCCCCCTTTATATTCTACTTTATCTTCTCCACGCTCCATACTAGATCCCATTCCTTTTCTTCCTATTGGATCTCTGCCAAATTTACTTTTATCAGTGCCGATAATTGACTTATATTTTTCGGGTCTTCCTGGCATTTTTACAGGTTCATTTGGATTTGTTTCATCATACCCAGCTGGAACATCTAAAGTTGGTTTACCACCATACAATCCTGCTATTTGAGATGGAGTACCATGCGCTGTACCAGATTCAAGTGGATCATTTCCTTCTGTCTCTATTTGATCATATCTGAACTTTCTTTTTTGATCTTCAATAATCATATCCTCTAACTCACCGAATGAATCTGGAGATAAATGGAATATATTTTCCCATATATACTCTTTTGGTAGTATTGCTCCTTCTACTGCTTGAGTTGCAAGATCGATCTTTTCTTTGAACATTGCTATTCTCTCCTGATCGTATATTATAGATGGGTTTGTTAAGCTTAGACTAAAGTTTGCCATACCCTCATCAGTATATCCATTTGCGTAAAGGTGTACTAATGCTATTTTCTTAAGCTCAGATACTATAATCCTCTGCAATCTTTCAACTGTGCGAGCAAATCTAATATCTTCTGCAGCCAATGTAGCTTTACCAGTAAGATCTTTCTCGTATCCCATGAAAGCTTTTGGTATTTTTAATGCAGCAAATAGCTTTTCTCTAAAGTATACAACGTCTTCTATTGCATTATATTCAAGTCCTTTAGCAGTATCAATTCTCGTAGATGTATCATTGCCTCTTACTGGTACTATAAAGTCTTCAAGTAGATTTTGTTGATTATATTTAAGATTGTATTGTCCAGTGGTTGGATCGATCAATGGAGTTTTTTTCATCTTATTGATCATTCTTTGAACATAATTTTCTACTTCATTTGGAGGAATTGCTCCTACATTCGTATAAAATATTCTTCTTTCTGGAGCACGAGTAATTCTATGGATCAGCATTGCATCTTCAATAAGCGTATATTGCTTAAATAGCTTTCTTGCTGGCTCTAGGTATGATCTACCATAAGGAAGATAATTAACGTCCCCAATGAGCCTAAAATGCGCCATTTCATAATTATCAAACCATACTCCAGGATCTTGATTATTAAATGCTGAAGTATATCCTGAAGTTGCTGCTAAAGCCGCATTAGGATCAAACTTAAATCTCACTTCATTTGGATTATTAGGATTGTATCCCTCTTGTCTTACTATATTATATGCTGAGAATGGAATTACATTATATACGCCAAATTTGTCAGAGATCTCCATTTTTAAGTAAAAGTCCCCGTACTTACACATATTACGTATCCAAGACCATAGATTAAATTCAATATTAAGAACTGAATAGAAAAGATTTTCTAAGATTTTTTGTATATTCTCATCTGAAGACCTTATTGTTAAAACTTGACCTTGATCATTTTTTAGTGTTGATTCATCGGCTATAATATCTAATGCAGACGCTATGATTGCATCTGTATCCATAGAATCATAATCAGCATAGATTTGTACCCTTGCTGACTGATAATTCATTGCTAAATTCAGATTGACACCATAGGCAGTAGATGTTGTATAAACTTTATGGAATCTATCAATAAGAGAATTAGTCTGAATAACTCCATTAGATTGAATATTATCTGTATCCATGACTGATAACATATTGCCTCCGTCATTGCGTATTATAACATCCGTACTAAATAATCTACGGAGTGTTGAAAATAAATTTTGTTGTATTTCTGCCATTTTTTATATTTTTATCCCAATAACCAAGATATATCTTCTATTGAATTTCCATTCGCTGTAGAGATTTCCATCTGGTAAGGATTATTACTCATAAAATTACTTGTGTTGTAAACTGGAGAATCTCCGGTTTTTTTTATTGCATCTAAAGTTGCGTATGTCAAACTTTCAGCAGTTCTTCTAAAACGAATAGAAGAATCTCTCATATACATAGATATCGCAAAAGACATTACAAGATCATCATTATATCCTTGCATTGCTTGAGGCTTTGAGTTTTTCCATATAAATACTCTTAACTCTTCTAAAAGTCTAAGTGATCTTATTTTGACTTGCTTTGTCTCTACAAAATCTCTCATTCTCTCTATTATTAGAGGTCTTGATGCTGATGACATTGTAAATCCTGGAACTAGAGAATCTGTTGCTCCATATCTTTCCAATCTTTTTTCTTGATCTAAACTAAAATCTGTTCTATGTGAATAATGTAAATTCTGATATCCACTCTCTATTAAAGTCTGTAAAACGTCCCAGCCTATATTTGCATTTTCCACTGCCACTAGAGCATTATTATATTCAAAAGCTGCTGCTAATATTGTTTTTGCAAATTCTCTGGTATCACATTGAGATTGATATTCTACTACTTGTGTCAATGTATCTATATCGATAATATGAAATGCAGAATAGTCAGCTCCATCACCTCTTGCTACGTCTGCGCATAATAAATATGTTTTTATTGGACTTGGATATTCCCATACCCACATTGACTTATCTAAACCTCTTCTTTCAATTGGTTCTGCAATAACATTTTCTTCATACCATGTTAATATATCTGGGATGATTACTGTATTACCAGAACTTGAGAAATCGCAATCACACTCTTGTGCTGCCATTCTTATTCCCAAGTCTTGATCTTGTTTATCTCTCCAAGGTTGACTTCTTTCTGGATGTACTGTCCATGGAAGAGATACTGGTAAAAAGCTATTTTCTTTCTTTTGTGCTCTTACATATGTCTTATGAAACCAATTACCAACACCATTAGGAGTAGATAGAGCTATACATTTACCACCAGTTGCCAAAGTTTGTTGAGCCGAACCAAAAAGTTCTTCTGCATTATCAATAAAAGCCGCCTCATCCATTACTAGTAGAGATACTGCTTCTGAACGAGCTGAGTCACTTGCTCCAGATACTGCCTTTATTTGTGAACCGTTTGTAAGTCTTAAGCTAAGTCTATTATCTTCTGTTGCACCGATCTTTAACCAAGTGGGTAAATTATCATACGCAAATCGTACTTTTGTAACCATGTTCTTGGCTGTCTCTTGCTTTGTTGCAATGACCAATACGTTTTTATCTTTATGGAATATCATAAGCCATAGACTATATGCAGATACCAATGTTGATATACCTAGCTGTCTAGACTTATTTATTATTATGTTCTGGTCTCCTGAAAAGACCTTTACCATTGATTCTTGAAATGGATACAAATCAAATAACATTCGTCCTCTTTGTGGATGCTGGATCATGTAATACTTCTTCATAAAGTATACAGGATCTGTGGCGCATTTCAAAAATTCTTCGCGTATCCTATCTTTTATTGTAGCCTGTTTATTATTTAATTCGGGCATAAAAACTTTTGTTTATAAATATATCACATTTTATTGAGTATATTTATAATGCTTTGATAACATTATAACCTTTTATATTGACTTTATAAAGTATTTGTTTTGAGTTATGCTGTTTCTTCAGGTTTTTCTTCTTTTTTTGATTTCTCTGTTGGTAATTCTTCTGATCTAGGTCCTTCTTCACTTTCTGGTCCCTGCGCAGAAGTTTTAGCTCCATATCTTTGAAGTCTAGATATAGCCATTGTAGCTCTTTGTATATCACCTATATTCATTAAATAATAGCGTTTACCTTGTACAGTAGCTTCATATACTTTTCCCATAAAGGTCATATAGAAATACTGACCATTTTTAAGAAGTATTTTAAATGTTGTAGGTTTACCAGACATAATAAAAACACCGCCAAGATATTCCTTAAAACTATCTCCCATGAGTTTAACTAAATTCTCATTAAGTCTTTTGTATCTTTTAAGGATATATTCCATTGGATTTTCCTCAAATTCTGGATTAACTGGTTGTTCATTTCCAGCTTCTTTGAGTATTTTCTTTAGTATGTCTGTTAATTTTATCATTTTATATAAATATCACTATCTAATTAAAGTTACATCTCCTTTTTTCTTATATTCAATACCTTCACACTCATAATCAATATACCAAAAATAAACTCCTAATTCACAAGGAACATTTTTATACATTCCATCCCAACCTCTAGTTGCTAATAATTTAGAAGAATACACTTCATTACCCCAACGATCAAATATACTGAATACATGAACATTGAATCCATTGCCAGTATAGATTGGTTTATACAAATCATTTAATCCATCGCCATTAGGAGTAAATGAATTAGGAATTACAAATGTACAACAGCTATGTGCTAACACTTGAACTGAATCTGCTGATATACATCCAAATTTACTTAAAGCATGCAATATAACTGTTCTACTAATGTCTACAACTCCCCAAATATTTGACTGTCCGCTAGCATTTTCTTGTTCAAAATAATATACAGGTTGCCAATAGTATATTATTCCTTGCTCTGGATTTTCTGGTTGGAAAAAGACTTTATCACCTATACAAACGTCATACCCAGACTCTTTAATAGAAGCATCTGGATACTTTTCTACTTGAATTTGTATACTATCTAAACTTGATTGGCAAAAATCATTAGTAACATACAAGTAAATGTTATAAGAACCTGGAGTGTAATATCCAATAGTGTAAGGTCCAGATGGATATACATTATTTAGTATTGTTGATGGTAAATCAAATGTCCAATGATATGTTAATGGCCCATATGCTTGATTAATAGAAACTATTCTAATTGAATCGCCTACGCATATATTAGAACTTGTAAGATTTTTAATGTCAGCTTGTGGTATTGGTTTGACTATAAGTGTTAAAATCATTGTTGAATCACATCCGGATACATTAGTGTAACTTAGGGTATATGTTCCATTAGTATTATATGTGTGTCCAGAGAATGAATATACATCTCCTTGACAAATAGAATCTAATATTCGTATAGTATCAGTTGGTAATATCGTAACAACAATATTCATTGTCGAGTCACAACCCAAAATTGTACTAAAATGATTTACGTATGTGCCAGCTGCATTATAAACACTACCATTATAATTATACGATGTACCATTACAAATTGCAACAGGTAAATTGATATTATATGCAGGATTAATAGTCACTTTTAAAGGAACTCTGGCACTTTCACAACCAGCAATAGTCTGTGTTACGTAATAAGTAATTACTCCAGATGTCGTAGTTGATATTATTGGTGTCGTTGTTGTTCCAATACCGCCTGTTGGGGTTGTATACCAAGTCAATGTACCAGTGTAAGTTACATTTAATGTTGGAAGCCCCGCAATTGTATTCTGACAATAAAAAGTATCTCGTGTTATAGGTGTTGCAGCGCTAACTGGAATAACTGTTAACAGAAATTGTTTGTGCAATTGTCTGCAATGTGTTGTGTCGTTTCCTGTAATAGTATATGTTGTAATGCTAGAAATTCCAGCATAATTCAATACTGTTGAAGTGCCAGTTGTTGAACTTAATCCAGTGCTAGGAGACCATGTCCATCCACTCCAAGACCAACTTTTATCTGAACCATGTAATACATTTAAATTGACTGTTGTACCTCCTAAACAAGCAGTAATTGTATCTACACTATCCAAAACAATTCCATTTGCTGTTAAAACGGGTTCTGGAAATGCAGTATCTATAGAAGCTACCATTGAAGATGCGCTATTATAGATATAAGCATATGAACACATTATACTATCTCCTGGAAGTATATTACATAAATTAAATACTAATCCTATTGCAATGTCACTGACTGCGCCAGTGTTTACTATATAATAACTAGTACCAATTCCAGTCGAAGTCCCTGCCCAAATGCCTGAATATGTTGCTGTTGTTGACAATGGCCAAGAAGTAAATATTACGCACTTTGCTCGAGAATCTTTAGTTCCTAAACTCAATACAGTTGCTGGCATCCCTATACTTCCAACAGGCCCTGTAGAAGTTGCTGATACCATTACTCTATGATAAAAATCATTTTGAAAACGTATAATGTTGTTTGTTGTAAATGACCCACCCCATGGCACACTGTTATCAGGATCACATGAACGTAAATAATACACGTTATTCAGTACAGTGCTACCAACATTTTTTAATTTTACTGTTACGACTAATGCAGATGATAGTGTGTCGATTCTATATTCTTGATTAACTAGTAAATTTCCACCCAAAAAAGATCCATTCCAATAACCTAAAACCTGTCCACCTGTGTTTGTATATGAAGTCCAGTTACCAATTGCCGGAGTTAATCCGCCACTGAGGTTACAATTTGTTGAATATGCCCATTCTCGAGTACCATTTACTTCTATACCCCAGCCTTCCCATGGAGAACCTGGAAGTGTATAATCTCCCATATATGCAGGCGTGCCTACTGTCCAGCCATCTAAACCATAATCATATACCGAAGCTAAAAAGTTAGGAGACGATCCACCACAAAGAAATACTGTGCCAGAGTTTCTCGGATGATAACCTGTCGGAGCTACTACCCCAGATCCTAAAGAAGCATTTTGCTGTGCTCCAATTTCCAAATACTTTCCTTGAAGAAAGAGGTTTCCTGTTACAATTTGAGCATTTCCAAATGTAAAAGAAAATAATAAGATAAATAATAACAATAACTTTTTCATATTTTATTTTTAATGTGAAGCAACTTCTTGAGCATATTCAGCAACACTGTGCATATGATCGCTTGCTAAAGTAATATAAGCCGATACCCAACCTGGAAGTTCTGTTCCTGGTTCTATCATACTATATAATTTTGATGCATTTGATATAAGATCTTTAAGTTCACCTCTTGCCATAGTAGATTCATTATCTTCAGAAGGTTGTCCCCAAACATTATCACTTTTTTCTTCTCCACACTGTGAACAATATCCATCAACCATTTCATTATCACACTCTGAGCAATATTCTTCTGCTATTGGATGAGTAGACTTTATTGCATTCATATCTTGGTTATCTAATGATGGTTGTTTGATATACTTTTTCTTTTCATTTCCATAGTATATTTCTGGAGTTTCAGCTGGATTTGGAGTAAATTCTTTTAATTTTCTTTCATTCCTTACTTTTATAATAGCAGTTTTATCTAGCTTCTTTGCTATATCTGTTGCTTTAATTGCTATTACAGACGCACCTTTGCCTTCTACATCAATGACTGCCATCTCTGGTTTTATTCCTGGTTTAAAAGAAGATTTTACTGGGAATTTCTCTTTTGTTTCTGGACGATCCATGAATTTTTTAATCTCTGACTCTATTTGTTTTACTTTATCAGATGTAATTACAATTCTGCGATATGCACCAAAATCTTCAGGTCCTTCATTTAAAAAGCTTGTTAATTTTATCATGTTTTATTATTTTTTGTATAAATATCATTTAGGTTCGAACCAATCACTACACCATTTAGTAGGATCTTTTATATCCATAACCGCATTGCCATTCCATGCCTCATAGTACTGATTTCCACAAATATGCTGATCATTTTCATAGCTATAGTACTTACATACTGCGCAGCTAAAACCATCAGGACTATACATAAAGGGTTGATGATTTGATGGCAAAGATATATCTCCTTTTATTTCTTCTTGAAGTAATTTTATAAGGCTTATCATCTATCTTAATTTAAATCCTAATTTACCGCTATCTGGCGCATATGTTGATTGATTTGGTGCTTCAAAAGTAAAATTAGATTCTGGATCTGAAAAAGATTTTAGGTTAAATGATATAGTTTTTTTACCTAAATTCATATTTAAATATAGCTGTTTTACTTCTATTTTTGACATAAACTCCTTAAGTGTTTTTAGATATACTGGATTTTTATTAAGTTGATTTTTAACATATGAAGACATTGGTCCAATAACCATACCATAATATTTTTTTGGATTGATTTTATCCCAATCAACTGTTCCTTTTGCTGCACCAGATCCAGGAAAATTACCCATTTCTTTATATAGTACTTGAAAATTAGCTAATGCTTTTTCTTTTCCTACTTTTGTTATATAATCGTTTATTGATTGTATACTTAAACTTTCTATTGGTGTTTTGGTTATTTCAGAAAGAGTTTGTATTGCTGGTAAATTCATAGCTTTTGCTACTTCTAACCAACTTGCGGAAGTTTTATTTTCTACAACTATATTGAATATTTTAAATAATTCTTTTTGATTTTTTGTTTTTAGTGATTTTTGATCTATATTTTTTATAATATCTGTAAGTGTTGCTGCTGCACCGCTTTTATTCTTAGATGATACTTTATATCCATTTATTACAAAATCTATTAGAGGATTATTTCCACTTGGAAATTCAACTTCTGGGGAATTAATTTTATTTGATAAAAGTATTGCGCCTAATATTTCGCCAAAATCATTTCCTATAGATTGAATATCAGTTATTGATAGTAAATTTGAACTTTTAACTGTTTCATCAGATAATTCAATATTCTCTTTAAAATTTTCTATAGAATCGCCTTTTTCTTTTTTTGATTTTTTTGCAATATCATCAACTAGCAAACTTAAAAATTCATTATTTTGTTGTGGTAAACTGGATTTAACTGATTTAACTAATAATGGTGTTCCAGAAAACTTTTTACCAACTAATCCTAAATTTGTAGGAGCTAGTGATTTTGGTGCTATAGAAGATTTTTCTTTTAGTGCATTTACTATATATACTTGTTGACCTTTTTTATAATCGCCGCTGTCTTTATTTAAAGTAATACTATATGTATAATAAGATCCTGATTTACCACCTTTTGCATATTCATTTGGAGCTATAATATCTAATGAGTAATCTTTTTCTTTTATACCCAATATTTCCATAATACCAGATAAAGTTGATTTAATTTTATCATTATCGCCCTGTATTATATATCTTAAATGTTTTCCATGTTTTGATTGTCTTCCACCTTTATAGCCTAAATGATCTAGTTGTTCTTTTACAGAAAAAAACAACTTATCATTATCTAAAGCTTCAAAAAGTATGTCTATTAATTTTATCATTTATTTTTTCTTTTAGGACGTAATAAGATATATAAACCAAAAAATAATCCCGCTATACAATACAAAACTAGATTGGCTCTCCACAAACTTCCTGTTTGTTGAATCAGCCACCACTGTACTATATCGAACCCAAATGGATTGAAGAACATCGCTGTCATTAGACAAAGAGTTGCTATATTCTGTTTTAGTGTTTCGTTCCAAGTTTTTATCATAAGTCGTGTCTTCAGGATCCATCTATTGATATTTTCGTTAACAATGTGTAACTTTTAGTATAAATATAATTAATTTATTAAAAATTTAAAGCCCGTTAGTAGTTCCACTTCAGAAACGGAGGTCTTATGCTTATCCAACCCTATAGGCTTATCTGTTGTATTTTTAAACACGTATGCTAAGTATTCGTTTGTTCTTTTCACATAGACTACTTTCCAACATACTGTAGGAACTGTTGTTGTTCCTATTTTTTTAGCAGAACCCAAAGAACCACACCATACGTATACTGAATCGTACTCTTTTGTAAGTTCTCTTGTTTTAGTCTCTAATGACTTCCAATCTCCAGCATTTAAAGAATGGTACTGAGGACTCATATTTGAAAAATAAAAGCATTCCATTAATGGCTCTAGCCCGGCACATTGGTTATCAGCTGCAGGACACATATGTCCTCGGTCTGTACCTGAACCTACATAGTCTTTTGCTAAATTAGTCTCTGAGGGTAATAGAGGATCAGGTGCAAATGCATCTTTTCTTGGTAAAGGGTTAGAACATTCAATACGAGCTTTAGTATCCCACCACTGTACTAGGAGGGGGTAATGTAAAGATTTAGAATAAGTAGTAGTATAACCGGTATGTTTTAGGGTTATAGTATCTTGAGCATGACTAGTTATTAAAAATAAGCTTAATATAGTTGTTAATAGTTGTTTCATTATGCTAATAATTTATAATATTCATTAAAATGTTTAATACGGTCTTCTAAACCAATAACACCACCATTAACACGTTTAGTAACTTTAGTTACTGTTTCTGTAGTTGCACCTTCATCTGCTATCTTATGAAGTCCATTTTTATAAAAGAACCATGCTGCAGAAGCCAGTGGATATTTCGTTGCTACTAGATCTGGATTTGCCACACAATCTTCTCCGATTGCTTTAGAAAATGCTGTATAATTATCCTTGCCAGTTAATTGAATACAACCACGACCACAAAACTTATATCCATCTCCAGAAGACTCAGGACCATTTCCCATACGACCTCCATAAACTAAATTTGCTATCTTTTCAGGTTTTCTTTCATATTCTAGAGCTTTTGCATCTGTTGGAAAATACTTACCAAAAATACCGCGAAGACCTTTGGCTCCATAGTTTAAATTTTCTTTTAGTACTTTAAAACCTCCTGATTCATGTCCTGCCTGAGCTAAGAAATGTGCTAAACGCAATGGAGTATTTAATTCAAACTTCACTATTGTGTCTGGTAATTGTGCAATAATGCTGTCTGGGATGTGTCCTTTTAAATTTTCTAAGTTCATATTTATTTTTGTTTTTATTTTTTAAGATAATAAGTGTGTACCATATCTGCTGCTAACCCTAGTACTGCTACTATAAGACCTCCTTCTATAAAAGATCTAGTAGTAGCATATTTTAAATGTTTATCTTCTCTTTCTAATTTATATTTATAATCTTCTATTCTCATTTCCATAGAAGTTTTGTATAAGTCAAATTTATTTTGAACATCAGCTTTAGACATATCTATTTTAACTCTTTCAAAATCTAATCTTAAATTCATTGCTTTGATAGTGTCTGTAAGGGCTGTATTTTTTGTATTTAACAATATATTTTTATCCTTAAGAGTTTTTACTTCAGTCTCATAATCTTTATTTTTTACCCATATAGCATTGCTAAAATCACTTAAAAACTGATTTGAGGTTGTTAAGGTGTCTATAGTATTATGTGCTTTTCTTATATCCTCTTTAAAAGCCACAAATTTTCTGTTCATGTCTTTACCTTGCTGAACAGTCATAACAACCACAGTATCACCATCTAATATTCTTGTCATTGGATATTGTGATGGAGTTGGTGGAGGTATAGGTATTGGTAATTGATTTGTTATTTGTGGACTTGTTGTAGCCACTGGAGTAACACTATTGCTCGTCTGTGGAACCAGATTTACCGTTGTCGGGTTCATTGACTGGCAGTAGGTTGAAATGTTTATTAACATTAACAACAGTATCACCAAGTTTTGCTTTAAGTTCATTGTTTTCCTTTTTTAAGACTTTAACTTCTGTGTGTAAAACTTCTATATTTTTTGCGGTTTTTTCAACTTTTGTAATTATCATTGAATCACTCTTTATACTCTTTTCACCAACTGATATTACATTTTTTTTACTTTTTTCTAATATAGTATCAATATAGGGTGTTTCAATTGTAGCAGATTTTATTATGGAAGAATCTTTATGGGATATGTACTTATCTTTAAAAGACATTATTTGATTACGACCCATAAAAATAATAGCTGCAATACTTGTCGATATCATTATTATTTTTTGTTTCATATACTACTTTATTTTTCCTAATTGTTGTAATACTGCTATTTTAGATTCTGCACCTGCTAAAGTACTATCAGACTTTCTAAGCTGATTGCTTAAATTTTCTACTCGTACTTCTAAAATTTGTATTTTTTTGCTTTGATTCTCTATCTGACTAGTATAATTCATTTTACCATCTACATATAAATATCCAATTGCAATTAAAACAATAAATAATAGACCTTTAACTGGGTCTTTACTAAAATCTTTAAAGCTAATTGGCATTAAAGAAGGCGATTTAATTTCAGTTTCTTTTGTACTAGATATTTTTGACTTTGTAGTTTTAGGTTTTATAGTTTTTGGAGTAGTCATTTTAATAGAATTTTATATAAATATCAAAACGTTTTTTTAATCTTATGATTTTACGAGTTTAGTCTTATCTATAAAATCTGCTCTTCTCACTGCTGGCACCGATTTAACTTTATCCTCTATTGATTTTATAGTTTCTGTACTGAAGTTTTCAAATGGAGCTGGATCTATTTTAATGCTGATATCAACAACATATTTCTTAAGCTTTTCAGCTGATGGTTGTTGATTATTTGTTACACGCACAATAGTTATACCAACGATTGCTCTAATATCAGAAAGAATATCTGCCAATGATCTTTGAGTTGTATCAGCCATAAGTCTACCTTGTATTTGATAGATCTTAGGACTTAAAGTTTCTTTGACCGTGGAGTTTATATCTTTGGCAGCTTTTACAGCTTTTTTAAATGCCTTACTACCTTTACGAGCAGGTTTTTCTCCACGCTCTTGTTTTGCATGTATGTTTGCCCAAAGTCCAGATTTTTTGACTTCTTCTAATATATCGGTTAGTTTTATCATTTTAATTTATTGATCAATGTACTTAATATACTTTGGTTTTTCCAAATCTGTTTTAATTTTTTTAGAATATTACTTCTAGTTCTTGCTTGCTTTAGTTTTGGTTTAGCTTTTGCCATTTTGCTTTTTTATTCTTATCTTTACTGATCCGGTTCCTTTTATAGCACGATGCCAAACTCCTCTGGGTATAAATATAGTCTTTTTCATCTCTATTGGAATCTGATTATCGATTTGAAACTTCCAATCTGTATCTCCTATAGCCTCTATTAGTCTATCTTCTTGATCCCTATGCCATTTGAGTTCTATTGGATCTATATCCTGATCAAACTCTCTTATAAGATCTCCATCAATCAAAATGTCATTATAAGATTTCATATTACCAATATCCTGAAAAATTTGATTTTAAACCAAGTAACTTAGCAAATCGAGGCAATCTGCACGCCCACCAGCCAGCTTGAGTCTTATCCTTCTTTTGAGCGCATTTGTGTCTTGCTGCAAAGCTTTTTCTTGCTGCTGGATTATTGATCTTTGCGCTAAGTCCAGTAGTATCTCCAAAGCTAACCTTTTTAATTCCTCCAGTCTTAGGATTTCTAACAAACACATAAAACTTCTTTGATCCCCCTCTGTGTGGTTTATTCAAAGCAGGCTGTTTCTTTTTTGCCTTTGTTTTTACTTCAAGTAAAAAATCAACTGTCATTGGATAATCTAGCGGAACATTTATTCCTTTGTATGTTCCGGTCAGCCCCAGGTCAGTTTCTGTCAGGTACCATGTATCTTCATCGCCTAATGATAAAAGTCCCCTATTTAGCAACTGGCGCGCTTCTGTGAAAAGAGCTACAAAGTTTGCTGACTGAGGACGATATATATTTTCATTTAAGTCAAGTGAATTCTCCAAATGGTAAGCAAGCCCCTCAGATATAAGGAGCTTGTTTGCAGTTTCATGTAAAGTTATTTTGCCTCTATTGCAACACATATTAGTGAAGATATTGTAATTTATAAAGAGTTGTCTCTATTAGCTGATAAATCTCATCTATTATATTCTGAAGATACGTGTCTTGTGGTAATGATGCTCTTAATTTTTCTACATATTGAGAAAGAGCATTAAAATATATAATAGGATTACCATCTTCTCTAAAAGTAGAAGGTCCATCATATCCTGTGATTATACCATATTTACCTTGAAATGCTTCTACCCATTCATCTACAAGTCCTGGTATTTCATCATAGTATTCATTTAGGGCTTTATGTTCTGCATATGATGATTGATCTTGCACTTGCCAGTGAAATATATGTGCTTGTGTTCTTGATGACAGGAGAGTCGATATAAATTTTGCTACTAGTGGATTCATTGTGTTTTATTTTAAGAATGAAGTTAATTTTATTATTCCCTCATCCATATCTTGTTTTACATTTGAGAAATCATCTTTACCATTTACTACCTTTCTGAATATTGGTTTTTTATTCACCGCATCTAGAACAATAATCTCAGTCCCATCATGTATCTTCATCCAAAGTTTTCCTTTATATGATGTTGTTACATCTTTTACTATGATCATATTTGTTTTAATACCGCCTTTTGCTTTTATAGCTTCAACCATCGCAGCATCAAAGTTTTTAGAAAGCTGAAACTCTTCTGGTCTATTCTGTCTCAAGACGTAGTATATAGTTCCTTTTGGATCCTTTGCATTTTTGAATTCAAGAAATTTCATCTTTCCCTCTTTCGTATCTACCCAAGACATCGGTATTTTACTGGCGTATACATTCATATTATAGTCTATATTTAATATACTTTGCTACTATTTTATTTACCGCTTCTTCCACATCAGTCTCAAGCTGAGCTTCTTCTCCTTTTGAGTATCCTCCGGCATCTATATATTCAAATAAAGCTTTTTCTAATTGATCA